GCACCAACTGATGCGTTACCACTAGCATCTAAAAATACTGACTTAGATGCAGGTATTGTACAAAAGATTGTTTTTGTACCAGCACTAAAATTAACTGCACTATCACTATTAGAACTACTTATAGGTGTTCTAGCTAAAGTGCTAGAATCACTATTTAATGTACCTAAACCAACTTCAAACTCAGAGGTTCCGGGTAAAACTATAGCGTAGTATGTTGTGTTGCTATTACCTATACCTGCTGCAAATGTTTCAAAACCTGTAACTGCTCCAGCTAACGTAAGAGTGCCAGTACCAGTTGTGGTTGTAGTTTCTTTTACTCTATCGTTTAATACTAATGCCATTATTTAAGCTCTATTGTTAAGTTACCTGCGTTTATTCTAAATATATCACCACTTGCTATTGCTTTACTTGCATCTAATGCTCCTATAAATAATACGTTACCACCAGATCCTACAACGTCAGGAGTGGCAGTTAAATGAGTTATTATGAAGACATGCGTGATTGTATTATTAGTTCCACCAGATGCTGGAAATTCTATATTATTTTCATTTGTACAACTTTGTGTATCAGCAGATTCTGCTGTCAATGTCCATCCACCAGTAGCAGGAGATCCTGATGCAGTTGGTGTAACTTGTTGTCTTGCATAGTTTGTAAAATTAGCCTCTGTTATTGTAGGATCGCCAGACTCACCAGTTGAATCATTAAAGTTGGACACTGCTGTTGCCAATCCAACGTATATATCGTTTCCGGGTGTGGTAAATGATGCTGCGTTGTTTTTAAAGATAAAACTCAAAATCCTATTCTCTAAAAAGGTGGTTGCTGCGTTTGCTGTTGCCATGTTCTACTCCTATGTTCTCTGCGCTCTTGGTAGACCCTCAGAGTAAGCGTCAGTGTTCTCTCTTGCCTCTCCGTAATCTTTAAGTCTTGTTAATTGATCCATAAACCTTTTCTCATATTGTTGTATTAAATCAGGCTCACCTTTCATAAAAATATATGCATCTACTAACGAGCCAAACAATAATGCAAATGGCGCATTAGTGCTTAACCATGTTGTACCACTTTCTGCACCAGCAGTTAAGCTAGTGGGTCTATAATAGTAATGTAATTCTATTGCATAATTTGAGTTTGGGGTAGGGCCAACGATAAAATTATTTGCATCAAACTGTGCATAAAATCTTGGCTTTGCTGTGGAAGATGAGGCATCATATGCTTCTTGTATGAAATTTACATCTTTTTGTAAAAGAAACGACTCACTACCTGCTGTAGTAATTTGAAATGAAAAAGATGCTAAGTAATCTGTTGGTATTGTTACAAACTTATCACTTGTTGTTAATGCTGATGTAAC